GAGTGCTGGACTAAATCCTGAAATCAATGTTCAACACCAAGAAAATCGTAGCAACCCACACCACACTCAAGAACTTGATAAGATTAAAAAGTTTTTGGGATATAGCAACGAGGACGGAATATATGGACAATGGAAAGACAAATATAGTTTAGATGTAATCGGAACTAGCTATTGTCGCTCAAGAACTATTCCGTGTTCAGCTAAAGATTTTGAACAAATGAGAGCATTTAAAAATGCTAGACAATCTTTTGTTCAATCTCATTACACTTGGGCTGAAATGATACAAAAGGATATGCGAGATATAACTTTAGCACTTAAAGATTATAAGTATGTTAAAGACGCAATCGATTTGTGTGGTGCTCTAGGTTTAGATATTAATGAAAACGAACTGCAAAGAACTGCTGGAGTATCATTAACTATCTATCAACCAGAAAACTTGGCTAGTTTAATTAAATCAAGAAGAACTAAACAAGATAATAAAGCTGTAATTGCACAGTTTAAAAAGGCAAGACAATCAGCAGTTGCATTAAATTAACTGTTTGACACTTATGGGATAATATATTAAATGTTATCCCATAACTAACTAGAAAGAAAAATATGAATATAGATAATGGAGTAAATTTCGTAGTAAGTTTCATACCTGAAACTATTAACGGAGAAAAAAATGTAGAACAAAAAAGAGAATTTCGTTCTGCAAAATTTGATGACAAGTCAAAAGTTTGGACTACAACAAAAGGCGAAACAGTTTTAACTTATTTTGATTTGGACAGAAATGGATATAGAACTGCAAAAAACTTTACAATAACTTTGAAAGGATAATTATGAAACATATTTGTCAGGGAACAAAGTGTCATACATACGATACACAATCAAGAGTGCGAGGAACTAAAGGCAATAAAGTTTTGCGAACTCGATTTGCAAGATATGATAATGTCACACAAGAAAAACATTCTTGGTTACAGAATTGGGAATATTTCTTTTGCGATGAGCGATGTATGAATAATTGGCTGGATGTACATATGACTCAATTAATTAGTTTTGTTGGACTTAAAACTAAACCACAGGAAAGCCCAATAGATATAGTTGAAACAACACACCAAAATTGGCAAGGAGTAAATTATACTCGTACAACTATAAAGTTAAAACAAAATGAAAGTAATGTATTGACATAATATCCCATATATAATAATTTAACTGTGAGTCGCCTAACCTTGTTATGTAAAGCGACTCACTAAACAGAAAGGAAAACAATGCAAGTAGTAAAATATAATGACAAAGAATATAAGATACCATTTGATGTTAATCTAACATTAGATGCGCAAGACAAACTAATCGAGGTTGAAAATAGATTTAGTGGTGCGACTGCATCGCTACCTTGGTTTGCTGTGGCTGTGTATGATATGATTATAGGTGCTGAACGATTAGAGGATTATGCAACTATGCAAAAAGGATTAAGCTGGTTCTCTAAACATTTTCCAGAAGAATATTACACATTACTAGATTGATGTTCTAGTGTAGGTTGTGCGCCGCTTCGCGGCGCGCTCGCCTCTTCTCTTGGAGCGCGCTGCGCGCGCTTGCCTGCTTGCGGGCCCACCCACCCACCCACCTAAACTTGTAAGCTTGCTAGCTTGCGGGCCCACCCACCCACAGTAACCCCAACCAATATAGACTATACTATAACGGTGACCCCCCACCCCCCTAATACGTAAAAGGGGTCCCAAAACTTTGACCTTTAGTGCTAGATTTAGACATTCAACCGTGATAAATACTTTCAAACAAAAGTGAGAGGTGCAAAAATTTTATAAAAATTTTTTATGGATGTAAGTAAGATAGACTTGAATAAGCTTCCTACGGATGCACGTAAGGAGTTTATGAAGTATGCAATCAAGTATGATGAGAAAGTAAAAGAACAAAAAGTACACGAAGACTTTTTAACTTTTGTAAAATCTATGTGGCCTGATTTTATACAAGGTTCACATCATAAAAAAATTGCTGAACAATTTAATCGTCTTGCAGAAGGCAAGATTAATCGTTTAATTATTAATATGCCACCAAGGCATACTAAATCAGAATTTGCATCTTTCTTATTACCTGCATGGATGATTGGTCGTAATCCAAAATTAAAAATTATTCAAACGACGCACACCACGGAGCTCGCTGTTCGATTCGGTAGAAAAGCAAAACATTTAATTGACAGTCCAGATTATAAAAGATTTTTCAAAACGACACTTCGCGAAGATTCGCAAGCCGCGGGCCGTTGGGAGACGGATCAAGGTGGTGAGTATTTCGCAGCGGGTGTTGGATCGGCGATCACGGGTCGCGGAGCGGATTTACTTATTATTGATGACCCACACTCGGAACAAGATGCGATGAATCCAGAAGCGCTGGAACGTGCTTATGAATGGTACACATCAGGACCACGTCAGCGATTACAACCTGGCGGAAAGATTGTCGTAGTCATGACGCGTTGGTCTTTGAAAGATCTTACCGGATCGTTGATCGGGGCTCAAAAAGGAATCAAATCTGATCAATGGGAAATGATAGAATTTCCAGCAATCTTGCCTGATGAAAAACCGGTATGGCCAGAGTATTGGAAGTTATCAGAATTAGAATCAGTTAAAGCATCTTTATCTATTCAGAAATGGAATGCACAGTGGATGCAGAACCCAACATCCGAAGAAGGTTCAATCATTAAACGTGATTGGTGGCGTAAGTGGGATAAGGATTATATTCCGGAATTGTATCATGTGATACAAAGTTATGACACGGCATTCCTTAAAAAAGAAACAGCAGATTATTCAGCTATTACTACATGGGGTGTATTTTATCCAAATCCTGATTCAGGACCTAATTTAATTTTACTTGATGCAATAAAAGAACGACTAGAGTTTCCAGAATTAAGACGTAGAGCTTTAGAACAATATCACTATTGGAAACCGGAATCAGTGGTGATTGAGTCCAAAGCATCAGGATTACCACTAACTTATGAATTACGTAAGATGGGTATACCTGTGATTAACTTTACACCTAGCAAAGGAAATGATAAGCATTCCCGTATAAACGCCGTTGCTCCTCTTTTTGAGAGTGGGCAGATATGGGCGCCAGAGGCAAGTTTTGCAGAAGAGGTTATTGAGGAATGCGCGGCATTTCCTTTTGGAGATCACGATGACCTCGTAGACTCAATGACACAAGCATTAATGAGATTTAGACAGGGGGGCTTTATTGAGCATCCCGAGGATTATAAGGATGAACCTGTAATTCATAACGACAAGGAGTATTACTAATGGCAAATTCAAAGAGAGTTGCAGCTCTAGGAATGAAAATCTTAAATATCTTAAAAGATATGGGTATGTCTCCAAGATTTGGTATGATGACTAAAGTAAGTAGAAATCCTGAATTTAGAAATTTATATAACGCAGATTTAACTTCTCCTGAAATTTTAAGAAAAGGTTTAGGAAATATTAAGGATCCTGAACAATTAAAAAAATTAGTTAGAATGGATTCTGATTTTCTTCCTCAAATTAAAAACGAAGAAGAGTTAGAAACTTTTTTAAATAATTTACAATTTTTAAGATCTACTTATCCAAATATATTTTCAAAAGCAGAAGTTGTAACAGAAGCAAAGACAGGACTTAAAACTTTAGTAGATGATGTAAATGAAAAACTTCAAGGTAAGAAATCTATGGAAACTTTTGATCCTAACACAGGAGAAGTAACAATTCCAAAAGCCCCTGTTAAGATTGCTTCAAAAAGTATAACAGAAGTTATAGATGAAGGAATAAAAAAACAAGCCGACATGGCAAGAAAAGGTTTTGATCCGGGTAATCCAGATGATTATGTTAAATATGATGAATCAATTAAAAAAAATAAATCAAGACAACTTACTAAAGAAGAAATTCAAGATTATGAAGAACTACTTGGAGATTCAGAAACTTGGATGTCAGAAGGAACTGTTGAAGAAGCAGAGAAAGCTTTAAAAAGAAGTAAAGCAGAAGAAGCATATTATCGTGGACAGTATTTAACAGGTAAATTAGATCCTGTAGCAGGTGAAAAAACTCAAAGTCGTATGGATTTTTTAAGAAAAAAAGCTGAATACGCAGAAGATGTAAAAGATAGAAGATTATTTACTCTCGAGGAAATGAATGAATTAGATGAATTAGAAAAAATATTTGAACCACGTAGTTCAAGTAGTATAAATATATCAGATCCTAAAACTGCAGAAGATTTTACAAACTTTATAAAACAGAATGATCCGGAAGGATTTAAAAAAATTCAAAAGATAACAGATGATATTAATAACAAAAATATTTTAGAAGATTTTGATGTTAAAGATAGAGAACCAAATGCTAGAGGTGGTTTGATTAAAGGTATATCTTATAAAAGTATGTTTGGTGATTTAGATAGAACTTTAGATAAAGGTCTTGGTACAATGTTTAAAAAGAGGAAACGATAATGGCTTATAAAGGACAATCTTTAGAAAAAGATTTAAATGAAATTAAAAAATTATATCTTCAAGGTCAAAGCACAATAAGTTTAACAAAAAAATTTGTACCAGGAGCACAACGATCTTCTACAACATTAGAGAGTGCTATTAAATCTATGAAAGATGGAACTGCACCAGTAAAAATTACAAAAGCAGAATTAGCAAGACGACCTAAAATAATTGGAAAAAATCAACAAGGTCTTTCTAAACAAGAACAAATATTAACTACTCCAAAATTAAAAAAAGAATTTATTGAATATGCAAATTCACCTGGTGTTACAATAAAAGATATAAGAAAAAAATATGGAATAAAATCTTTGTACCCAGAAAAAAGAAGCCCTGAAAAAGAAACATTAAGAGATTTAATTACCAAAGAAGTTCAACTTGGTAGACAAGATGTTAATCCAGGTGTTACAAAAAACATGGAAAGGTTACAAAATTATTTATCAAGAATTGAAATACCAGAAGGAAGACTTCAATCTGGAAAACCTGAATATGAAAAACTAATAAAAAAATCTGGTTTTTCAAAAAATGATTTTAATAGAGTTATAACTCAATTACAGTTGTATTATGCAAATCCAGGAGAAAAAAGAAATTTAGAAATAATTCCAGAAGTTAAAAAGATTATAAATAAATTTCCAAGTCCAAGATACAATAGAGAAATATTAAGATCATTAGGTTATAGTAAAAAAACTACTGATGTATTAGACAATGTTGAAAAAGCAGCACAACAAGTTACAGAAGCAGGAACTGTATTAGAACATGCTTTACCAAAAGCTTTTATTAAAGAACTTGGTTTACCTAAAAAATATTATTTAGTAGGTGAAAGAACTACTAATTTTTTAAACCAATTTAAAACTCAATTTGATAATCAAATGTTAACGGCAGCTAAAAATTTTTCTTTAATAGAAAATCCAACTAGACAAGATTATTTAGATTATAAAGATGAAATAAATAAAATAAGAAATATAGTTGCAAAAAAAACTGGAGGATATGAAATAGGATATGTTGATTTTGTTGATGGAAAACCTGTTCCAGTTACCTCACAAAAATCTATTTTAGAAGGAGAAGGAGATTTTGGACCTAGAACAACTGGTATAAAAAATTATTTTAAAAATGCTTATTATCACAATAGACTTTATGAAAATTTTAAAAAAAATCCAAATGATCCTGATTTTGGAACTTTAAGAGTAGAAGTTAAAAAAAATAAATATCCTTTTATAAAAGAAATAGAAGCAGAAAAAAATTATAATTTAATAAAAGATTTAAAAACTCCTGAAGAGTTTATAGACATTTATAAAAAAAATCCTAATGATTTATTTATAAAAAGTTTAGCAACTGCAACAGGAAGAAGATCTAATTTAGGATCTTATTTATCTAGTTTATCTAGATTTGGAAAACCCGCTGCTGCAGGAGCAGGTTTACTTACTGCTATGACAGCTGCCTTGTCTGCAAAAGAAAAAACGTCCCCGATCCAAGACACGCAAACCGCAATGCAAGATCAAGCAGTAGAGGGACAAGTACCAGAACAAAAATTAGCATCACCTATTAAATACGATGCGTATGCTGGTTTCGTTAGTCCAGATGATCTAAATCAAAAATCATCTCAATCGGATCTTTTATATTGGATCGCGGATAATGAAATACCAGACGAAGTTAAAGAAGTTGGAAAAATGGTTGGCGAAGCTGCGGCGATGATCGGTGGTGCAACAGTTGGACTTGGTTTACCTGATGCGAAAAAGACGATTGAAGAAGCGCGGATCGCGGGTAAGTCTCCTGTTAAGGGAGTATTAGGAAAAGGATTTTATAGACTAGGTAGTCCATTAGCGACAGCTGCATTTACAATACCACAAGCATTAGATGAAGATACAACTTTCAAAGATATTGGAACTGATCCATTAAACTATTTAGGACTTGCTACGATGGAGACTTTAGGAAAGAGAGCAGGAACTATAGCAGCTCCAGCTGCGGCTGAAGCAACTGGAATTATGGGTGCTTTAAAAAATTATGGTACACTTAAAAATGTAGGTGAAGCAATTCCTGGAAGATTAAGTACTGTATTAAGATTAGGATTAAATCCAAGAGTTATAGCAGGTGCTTCTAGATTTTTAGGAATACCAGGACTTATTGCATCTACTGGATATAGTCTATATGATTATCTATCTAACAAAGATAAGGAAGTTCAATAATGGATCGTAGAACTTTATTAAAAATAATGGGTGGTATTGCCGCATTACCTGTTTTAGGAAAAGCATTAAAAGGTACAGGTATTAAAGCTATAAAAGCTGCTGGTAAAATATTACCTAAAGTTTCTGGAATGCCTGAATGGTTTACTCCATTAGTTAATAAAATAATAAAAGAAGGAAAAGATATATCTCCAGAAGTAAAAAGATTAGAAGACACAGTTAATATTAAAAAATTAAAAGATGGCGATACAACATTCACATTAACCGAAAAGCCAATAGATGGAGAAATTACTGTTACAATTGATTCGCCAAGAAATCCAAATGGTCAAACTGTAGATCTACAATATAAAAAACCAAAACAAGATTTTGATGTTGAGACAGGAAAAGCAACCAACGAACCAGGAGAGTTTCAAATTTTAGAAACAGAACCTCAATGGCAAAGAGATCAAACTTTAGATTTAGGTGAGAGAGTTACTTCAATTGATAAAGCAGCTGGTGATATAGAAGCAGCTGAAAGAGCAGCTACAGGTAAAATTAAGAATCGTGAAAAAATTAAAGAACGAAGAATAACTAAAGATCAAATGGAAAATAATCCATTGGACTATATAGAAAAAGAATATGGACCTGAAAGAAATTTGGGACAATATGATATAAAATCTGGTGGTGAACCTGACTTTGCAAATGGTGGAATAGCAAGTTTTGCCAATGCTGGAATAGTTAAAGCTAAAAATAAATTAAAAAATGATGAGGATGAAAATGAAATTAAGGACGAAGATATCGTTTCAATTTTTGGACAAAAAGTAACGGGACTTGAAAAAGGAGAAGGATCACTTTTTTTAGAACCAGTTGAAAAACAAAAAAGAACTATTCTTCCCGAATCCGGTGGAGCTAGAGAATTAAGAGAATATATTAAACAACAAATGCCTAAAGGTTTAGGTATTGGATATTCAGGACCTGATTATGGATTGATGGCTGTTAAACCATTATTTAATGAAGTAGATAAAAGACCATTAGCTCAAGGTTATTATAGAACAGGAGAAAACAAATTTATAAGAGGATCTGCAGGCCCAAAAGAACAAACATTGAATTATTCTTTAGGGGACTATAATCTAAATGACGAAAGAACTTCAGGAATGGATATTGGTTTTTCAAGAAACACACAAATGGGAAAACCAGAATATATGTTTAATGTAGGGGCTAGATTCGCTAACGGTGGATTGACAAAAACAGTGCCACCTGCTAAAGGTCCTAACTCACAAGGTGTTGAATCATTATTTAGAAGAAGGTATAATTAATCATGGCAGAAATTGATAAGTCATTACCCAATACAAAGACTACTATTGAAATTCCAGGTCAAACTGAAGTAGAACAAACTATTCAAGAAGAAATACAACCTACAGATTCTCCTGTTGAAATTAACATGAGCGAAGATGGTGGAGCAGAAATTTCTTTTGATCCAAGTGTTGCATCTATGCCAGGAGGAGAAGACCATTATTCAAATCTAGCAGAATTTTTAGACGAAAGTATTTTAACAGATATTGGATCTGAATTAGATGAAAAATATACTGATTATAGATCCTCTCGTCAAGATTGGGAGATGGCATATACCAATGGTTTAGATCTATTAGGATTTAAATATGAAAAACGAACAGAACCATTTAAAGGTGCATCAGGTGTAACTCATCCTGTTCTTGCAGAATCAGTAACACAGTTTCAAGCACAAGCTTACAAAGAATTGCTTCCCGCGGACGGGCCCGTGCGAACACAAATTATGGGTTTAACTGATCGTAATAAAGAAGATCAAGCGATGCGAGTTAAAGAATTCATGAACTATCAGATTATGAACGTCATGAAAGAATACGAACCTGAATTTGATCAAATGTTATTTTATTTACCTCTATCAGGATCTACATTTAAAAAAGTTTATTATGATGCAATTCTTGGACGAGCGGTATCTAAATTTATACCTGCAGAAGATTTAATTGTTCCTTATTCAGCAACTTCTCTTGAAGATGCAGAAGCAGTTATTCATGTAATTAAAATTTCTGAAAACGATTTACGTAAACAACAAGTAAGTGGTTTCTATAGAGATGTAGAACTTGGAGAACCACCATTAAAAGAAGATGAAATTAAAAGTAAACAAAGAGAACTAGAAGGAGTTCGTGTTGAAAAACAAGAAGACATTTATACTTTATTAGAATGTCATGTTAATTTAGATTTGGAAGGTTTTGAAGATAAAGATCCTCAAACTGGTGAGCCCACAGGTATTAAACTTCCTTACGTTGTAACCATTGAAGAATCATCTCGAGAAGTTTTGTCTATTAAACGTAATTATAAATCAGATGATCCATTAAAAAATAGAACAAATTACTTTGTACATTTTAAATTTTTACCAGGACTTGGATTCTATGGCTTTGGTTTAATTCACATGATTGGTGGATTATCAAGAACTGCAACTTCAGCTTTAAGACAATTATTAGATGCAGGAACTTTAGCTAATTTACCATCTGGATTTAAAATGCGTGGTATTAGAGTTCGTGATGATGCACAACCTTTACAACCCGGAGAATTTAGAGACGTAGATGCACCAGGAGGTAATTTACGTGATGCATTTATGCCATTACCATTCAAAGGACCTGACCAAGTATTATTACAATTGATGGGTATTGTAGTAGATGCAGGACAAAGATTTGCAAGTATTGCTGATGCACAAGTTGGAGATATGAATCAACAAGCAGCAGTAGGAACTACTATGGCATTACTTGAAAGAGGTTCACGTGTAATGTCAGCTATACACAAAAGGATTTATGGTGCACTCAAAAATGAATTTGAATTATTAGCAAAAGTATTTGCAACTTATTTACCACCTAATTATCCATATGATGTTGTTGGTGGAACAAGAGAAATTAAAGTTACAGACTTTGATGAGAAGATTGATATTTTACCGGTAGCAGATCCAAATATATTTTCACAATCTCAAAGAATTAGTTTAGCACAAACACAATTACAACTTGCTCAATCTAATCCACAGATTCATGACATCTATCAAGCATACAGATCAATGTATGAAGCAATTGGAATTAAAAATATAGATTTAATTCTTCCATCACCAAAACAACCAATGCCAATGGATCCAAGTTTAGAACATATTACTTCAATGTCAGGTCAACCTTATCAAGCATTTCCAGGACAAGACCATAAATCACATATTGAAGCTCATTTAAATTTTATGCAATTGAATATGGTTAAAAATAATCCTGCAACTATAATGTCTATTCAAAGAAATATACTTGAACACATCTCAATTATGGCTCAAGAACAAGTTCAAATAGAATTTGTACAAGAATTACAGCAATTACCTATGCTGCAACAGCAAGCACAGATGAATCCACAGGCCGCGCAACAAATTCAAAGCATTACTATTCAAATTGAATCAAGAAAAGCTCAATTAATAGCTGAAATGACTAAAGATTATGCTGATGAAGAGAATAAATTGGTTGGACAGTTTGATTCTGACCCACTTTTAAAGTTAAAATCACGAGAAGTTGACTTAAAAGCTATGGAAAACGAGCAAAAACGTAAAGAAGCTGAAGAAAGACTTAATTTAGATAAAATGAAAGCTATGATGAATCAAACAAATGAAGAAAATAAGCTTGATCAAACTGAAGAATTAGCTAAACTGCGTGCTGGAGTAAGTCTTGCAAAACAAGGCGTCCAACAAATGAAAATAAGAGGAATGTAATATGAAAAACGGTCAAAAAAAAATTAGTAAAGTTATGAAAGAGTTTAAAAAAGGCGAACTTAATATTGGACAATCTTCTAAAAAAGTAAAAAGTCCAAAACAAGCAATTGCTATAGCATTATCAGAAGCAGGAATGTCTAGAAAACCAATGGCAAAAGGTGGTTCAGTAAATGGTACATCAAGATCAGAATTTGGTAATCAAGTTAACCATTCTCAATTTTTAAATAGTGATGGTTACGCACAAGCAGTTGAAGTTGAAATGACTAACCCACAAGAAACACAACTTGAACAAGTTGGTGGACAAAGAGCAATGCTTCCAGAGAAAAAACGTAAAGCAAAGTGGTACTAAATCATGATTCAAATGTTAGGAGCTGTAGCACCTTTAGCAAAAATTCTTTTTTCAACTATTGAAAAGTCAGTCCCTGATAAAGATTTACAAGCAAAGTTAAAAGCAGATTTACAAACTCAATTACTACAATCTAATACACAAGAATTACAAGCTGCAGCAAAAATTATTGAAGCTGAAGCAAAAGCTGGATGGTTTGCATCTAGCTGGAGACCTTTATTAATGTACGTATTAATATTTATATTAATATGGAACTATGTATTAGGACCTGTTATATTATTTTTTTTTAAAGCTTCTATAACAATAACTCTTCCAGGAGACGTATGGACACTTTTACAAATTGGTCTGGGAGGTTACGTTGTGGGACGAAGCGCGGAATCGGTTGCACGCACTATGGCGAACAAACCGGTAAATAATAACCAAGAAAACGGATAAGGAGAACTAAAATGAGAAACGATTATAAAATAAGACCAAGAGCACAAATGTTAAAAGGTGGAATGGCTAAAGGTAAATTTCCAGATCTAAATAAAGATGGAAAAACAACTTATGCTGACGTTATTACTGCTAGAATGTCTAAAGGTAAAAAAGGTAAAATGATGAAAGGTAAAAGATAATGGCGGGTTCTATTTTAAAAGGTATTAGCGTAATTAGAGGAGTAAAACCTAAAAGTAATAAAATAACTAAATTAAAAGCTTCTATATCTAAAAACGTAGGTGAAACTAATAAATTAAATTTCAAAAATGAAGAAGGAGCAGAAAAAATTTTAGAAATGGAAGAGAAACTTGGAGATTCAAAAAGAATTCAAAAAGCAAAAGAAGATCTTCAAGAAATTAGAGATAGAAGATTAAAATATCCAAAAGAAGCTGGTCAAGCATCTTCAGGTGATGAATTCATAGCAGAATCAGAATATAAAAAAGGTGGACTTGTTAAAAAAGGACTTCCTAAACTTGCTAAAAAAGGTTGGAAGTAATGGCTAAACAAGGTTTATGGGCAAATATTAATAGAAGAAAAAAATTAGGTATCTCAAGACCTAAATCTGAAACTACTATTTCTAAAGAAGCTTATTCAAATATGAAAGCTGGATTTCCTAAAAAGAAAGCTAAAGGTGGAATGGCTATGGATGAATCTATGGCTCATGAAAATAAAGAATCTAAAGTTATGGAAGCTAAAGAAACTAAATTAGAGAAAAAAGGATATAAAGAAACTAAATTTGGTAAAATGGTTTCTGCTGGTGCAAATCTAGATAAAAGAAAAAGAGTTATTAAAAAATCTAGTATGATGGTTAGAGGTGGTATTGCTAAAGGTTGTGGAAAAGTAATGTCAAATAGAAGAAAGACAACTAAATATTTCTAATGGGTGATGTTTCTTTAAGAGGAAGAGGAATAGCTTTTAAAAATGGTGGTACTCCTGCATGGCAACGTAAGGAAGGTAAATCTGAATCTGGTGGTTTAAATAGAAAAGGTATTGCATCTTATAGAGCCGCGAATCCCGGTTCTAAATTATCTATGGCTGTAACTACTAAACCAAGTAAATTAAAAAAAGGATCTAAATCAGCTAATAGAAGAAAATCTTTTTGTGCTAGAATGTCTGGAATGAAAAGTAAATTAACATCAGCTAAAACTGCAAGAGACCCAAATTCAAGAATTAATAAATCTCTACGTAAGTGGAATTGTTAATATAAACAACAAAAGGAGAAGGTGATGAATGAAGTAGATGTAGCAAGTAAATTACAAAGATACATGAAGGCCCAGTTGACTAATTTAACAACCATGATTACTTCAGGTGGTGTTGACAATATGGAAGAATACAAGTATATACTTGGACAAATTCGTACATATGAATTTTTATTACAGGAAATCTCTAACCTGCTAAACACAAAGGAGCTAAAACAAGATGCCGGAAACGTTATTAAACTCGACTGAAATACCAAAGACTGTTCTAGGTCTTGAAGAAAAATATCAAGAAGAAAATAAAAAAATTGAAGATAAAACTATAAGAGCAGAAAACATTTCTGAATCTTTAGTTGATAGTTTACCTGAACCATCTGGTTGGAGATTATTAGTATTACCATTTACACCTAAAGATAAAACTAAAGGTGGAATTATTATTGCACAAGAATCATTAGATAAATTAAGAATAGCTACTAATTG